CGCCAGTTGTTTGCCTTCTTCGTCGGTCAGCTTGCCAGCCCCCTCCCAGTCGTGATCATCGAGACCAGTTCCTGACGTGCCATCGCCATCGCCCGAGCCGCCACCTCCGCCACCGGATTCGTCATCGTCATCTTTAAGTAACCTGTACACCTGTGCGCTGTCCATGTCACGATACTGGGTATCGAGCAGTCCGACCTTGGGCATGACGGCGAACCCATCCCTGTTGTCGTCAGTCAACTTGATGTTGATCACATAGTCACACGCCATGTTCGCAAGCTGTGCGTTGTCATCGTAGAGGTGACGCCACGTGATCAGATGCTTGTACAGCTTGTGATAACACTCGTGCAACACGAGGAACCGCAACTCCGCATCGCTCAGAGTCTCGATGAACGCACGTCCATACTTCTCATCGCGTCCGTTGGTACATGCGGTTTTTGTCGTATCGTCCACAGTACGTGAGCCGATCATGAGTACACCCGCGAGGGCGACATACTTGGGTGAGCCCATGATGTCCACCACCGCTTTGCTTAGGCGTTGTTCCGCAGTCAATTGTTTTCCAATCATTAACATGTTGTCTCTCCTTATTTCTTGTCAGCCGCGAACATATAGTTGTTCGCCATTGCCCACGCTGTGAACTTCTTGTTGGTCATGACCACAGACTGCTTGGCATACTTCGGGTTGCGCACACCATTGGCAAACATACCCTGTGCTTCTTTGTCAAGGCGCACCATGTAGTCCATCCACGCATCAATCCAGTCGCGGTCGATCACAGACAACGAGCGATACACCACCATGCACACCGCCGCCGCGCTGTCAGGCACCTTGGCGTTCATCGGGTCTTTCTTGATTGACTCAAGGCTTGGCAACTGATCGGCGAGTTTGACGAATGCCATCAAGTCCATGGCACCGCGTTCACCAATAGTGCCCATGAGTAAAGCTGTCATAGTTTGATCGTCTACACCATCGCGGCCCTTGAGCCAATCAGATGCGGCTTCGAGTGAACGTGGTGTGACGAACGCTGTGCGCTGTTGCTTGGGGTGATAGATGTACGGGTTCTGATCAGGGTCTTTGACATCCTCGAATGAGTGGAACAACTGAGGGTTGTCCTTGCACCATCCGAGCAATGTGTGATCGACACCATTGTTGACACCCCACTCAATCCATTCCATGTTAGACGGCTTACGCGCTGTGACCACAGTCATGCGGTTACGTGCATGGGGAGGGAGCAGATCGCCCACACCCTCGGCACCGAGGTTGGTCGTGGCAAATCTAATAGACTTGTCTGTTAACGTGTAACCACCCATCTTGCCTTCGAGCAAGAGCCGGAGCATCGCGTTCTTCACGGCGGGGTTGGCCTTGCCATACTCGTCCACCATCAATATGATGTCCTTGCCCAAGTGCAGACCGAGTTCTTCGTTGGTCACGTAACGCACATACCCTTGGTCGTCAATGGTTTGCAACTGAGGGATGGTGATGTCCCCGAGGTCTTTTGTGGTGCAGTCGAAATAACAAGCCACGTGATTCGGGAGTTGCTTCGAGAGGCTACGCAGTAGGCTTGACTTGCCAGTACCCATGTGACCTTGCACGAGGATGGTGCGCTTGTTACCACCGACACGGATGGCGGTCTCGATCTGGTCGAGCCCGAGAGAATACATTGCGATTGCTTGATTAGCCATGATAGTTTTCCTGTTGAGGTTTAGGTTGGGGTTAAGTTGTTATACGGCGTATAACTTAGAAGCCGAGGCTTGGCAGGTTGTCGATGGTCTTGCGAACCTCGTTCACCTTGCGGCGTGTCTCAGCGCGGAGGTAGGGGTCTTCCCGCAGGGCATCAGGTGTGATACCACGCATGGCTTCGTCCAAGTCGCGCTGTTCGGGGTCGCCTGTCACGTTGCATGCACCGAGTAACTCGATGATGTCCGTCACGTTTGACACGAGTGAATCTCTGAACACCTTGCGGGTGTTGTCGTCAGCGTAGTCGAGCCGCTCTGACATCTTTGTCAGTGCATCGTGCGCTCTGCGCCACACGTCACCCATCGCGGCTTGTAGCTGTGTCGCGTAGTAACCCTCGTACTGAGAACGCAATGCTTGCTCGGTCTCGTCACCGATAGACACACGCCAGTCGCCAGCGTCAGGCAGGGGCATGTAATTCATCTTGAATCTGAACTTTGAAGTCAGCGAGTCAGCGGTCGGGTACTCGTCAGCGTTGAACAGTGCGCCCAGTTTGAGTTGGCTGTTCTGTATCTCCCATGAGTACGCATCCAAGAACGCTTGCACAAGCCGTTGGTACTCGCCCTGTAACGCTGTCATTTCTTGGTGATACTTGAAGTATTGTGTTGTCGGGAGCAGACGCAGACCTGTGTCAGACCACGGCATGGTGCATGCGTAGTGCACGTTACGTGCATTGGCTGTGAACTTCTGCACCGCATCCAATTCGGCGCAGTCGCCGAGAAGTTTCTTGTGCACGTTGGCCACGCCCTTGTCGGCGTTGTTCTGTGACGTGACATCCTGCGATGCACGTTTGTCGAGTTTGCGGCCAGTCCATGTGCCGATGGATAGTTCCACGAGCATGGCGGCGGTCGAGATTGATGGCACCGTGGTGCCCGTCATTGAGTTTGTCATCTTCGTTTCCTTTGTTTGTTATACGGCGTATAACTTGGTTTGGTTTGTTTACCGACAAGGCGATCTCCGAGTCGATGGGTCTATTGTATCACGTCAAAGTATCTAAGTCAAGTGTTTTGTGGTGTTTTATATCAGATTGTACCTTTCTTTTGTGTTGTGAATGTGCACTCGTTGATGTGCGTCACGCCCTTGGAGTCCACGTAGTGTTCACCGCACCCCGATGCCCACTCGATGAGCATGAACGCAATAAACGCAACGAACGCCAGACCGAGGGTCGCTTGAAGCACCCAGAGGACTAACGGCTTGAGGTATCGTGTCCAAAGATGTTTCATTTCAGTCCTCCCCCTTCGTGCACTCGGTGAGGGTCATATCGGCGTTGACACGCAACACGGCATAACCGTAGTAGTTCTCGGTGGCTATGAACATGCCAGATTCAAGCGGCGCATTGGGCTTGGGGTTACCCTCCGCATCAGTCACGCACCAGCTTATGCCAAGAAACCCGCCACGGCACCCGCTGAGAATGCGGTCGTGGAGTTGGTCTGCTATCTTTTCGGTATTCATGATGTTGTCCTCTTGGGGTTGGTTTGCTTAATGAAGTCAAGGTTGTTCCCTGACACGTAGTAGTAGTTGCTTTTGGACAGTGGCACACTGGCGTGCTTGACCTTTTTGGCGGCAGTCTCACCGCAATCGAGGCATGTGGTGTAGCCGATACGTGAACGTGCGGGGGCCACGCGCTGTGCGTAGCATGAGGTGCAAATGAGTTGATGGGCGTGGTGTTCTCTCATGGTGTATGCCTTTGGGTTAGTTTGTGGTTAGAACACGCTGTTCTTGGCATCGGCTTGTTGGTCTTGGTACACAGAGGCAACGCTCTTGAGTGTGTCCCATGCCTGAGCAAATGTGCACCGGATTCGGGGCAACGTGTGCGCGGTGTCGGCATCGTGGTTGTGGTGGTAGAACAAGTTTTCGTAGTCGGCATCCGTCCAACACTCGACCATGGTGTCCGCACCATTGCTGTAGTTGTCCATGCACCAAGCCTTCATTTTCTCGATCTCGGTGAGCATGTTTTTAATGTTCTCTATCATGTGATGTATCTCCTGATAAGTTGTTATACGGCGTATAACATTGTTGGTGGTTTTGAACCCTCAGAACACTTTATCAACCAACAGACTATAGTATAACATAATGAACTGTCTAAGTCAAGTGTTTGGTGCTTGATTGTGGTGTGTTATCGAGTATTGTGAAGTGTTCTTTAGAAAGGTAAATGTTCTTGTAATGTAGCTATGCAAGTCCTTGATGTACCACGATGTTCTGAAAGTACCGTGTTTTTAAACATACCCCGACCTTTTCGAAACACGTCGCAACTTTTAAAATTTTGGGGCAAAAAAGCTGGCTGGGCAATTTATACCTTCGGACTCTTTTTCTAAAAACGAACATTACAAACAAACTATCTATCTATCTATTATCTTATTATCTAATGAACAAGATATTTTATTCTGTCTCTCATATCAGTGCATCAGTTGCCATCTAATGCAGTTTTATAATGTTCTTACGAAAACGAACATTGCAAGAACATTGCGGAACATTAGGGGGTAAAAACGAACATTAGGCGTTACAAAAAACATGTTAGCCATTTGAGTGAATCGAACAATGTAAAACTAATTAAAACGAACAGTAGAACAACATCTAAAAACGAACAATAGAACAAAGCCAAAAACGAACAGTTGGTACTCGCCGCCGCTTTAGGAACTGGTTTCGGGTGTTATACGGCAGATAACACGGTGGAAAAAATCAAGCGATTGGGGTGCGTGGGGTATCACGTGGTAAGTTGTTTGTGTGTGGTCATGAGCTTCAGGCTCACGGATCGGGCGCGTGGCGTGCCGCTGGCTATCGTGCTCGTCGCCGCTTCAGGAACTGGTATCAGTTGTTATACGGCGGATAACATCGGGAAAATTTAGGACAAAAAAAAGCCCCGCCGAAGCGGGGCTTAGTTGATCAATTACTTGATCAGAGCACTTGCACTCTTGAGATGTTTGACCATCTCAGTGGCTGAGAACGTCACCGCTTCAGCCTTCTCTACCTTGTCAATCCATGCCGTCAGATCACGCTTCAGCCGTGTGGCCATGTCGCTGACCTTCTTAGCACCACGTTCGTCATCGGTGAGCGTTTCTTCTATCTCAGCCTTGCGAACGTGTCCGGTGACCTTCACCAACTTGGCACCGGTTTGCTGAATAACCCAGCGTTTGGTAACCTTTTCTTCATCGCTCAGCGATGTTGTGGGCTTGGCCATGATGGCCTGCTCTGTTTTGGTGAACGACAACAAGATCACATTCTTTTTGAACGCATCCCGATATTCAGTGTCGTTCGTCAACGTGTCAGACGACACGCCCTCAGAGCGTAGAAGGTCAGCGGTTTTCAGCCAACGCTTCTCAACAGCGGTTTGAGCCTTCAAAGTTTCCACAACAGTGCTGATAGTCTCAGCGGACAATTTCAATGCAGACATACAATCCCCTTTCAAGGGTTAATCGGCAGACAATCAAAGCGTTGTCTGAACCGATGACTGAACTGTAACAGCGTATGGTGTGATTGTCAAGGAATAGGCACGATTAGATAGAATCCGATAGTTGTTATCCCGCGTATAACATCGCACCGAATCGGATTTGGCCCTATGGCTGACCCACCCGTACCCGGCCCCCCGCTGTGTAATTAGGAGTCCCTGTGGCTGCGTAGGTATACTAATACCCCCCACTTGCTTTAATTGAGACTCAATACCTGTATACCTATCCAGTAGTTAAGTTTACAACCCCACCCCTTTAAGTATCCAACCCGGCGTAATAAGTATCTAACGCCATAAAAAAGTGAGTTAAGCAAACGTAGAGACTACCCCCTATTATGTTTATACATAGCCAGAAAAAGCTAATCACCGCATGACATAGGGGTACCCCCCATAACATCTTTTAGGATACTTACAAGACCCACCCCCGTCTCTTATATAGAACACCCCCCATAGGGAAGTTTGACAGTTCGTAAAAAAATACACTACACTGTGCGCGTTGGTGTCCGTGTTGAACGAGCGTGACATTGAACGAGCATGAACAAAGCCGCCAACAACCATCGGTCTACACGGACTTGCGCACAATGACAATTGAACTCATGCCAGAATTCGGGGTGGAGATCATCCCAGACATTCCATACCTCGACTTGCGAGAAAGGGCTGAGGCCGCCTGCCGTTCCATCCTTCTATTAGAAGAACATGGACTGAAGGTGCAAGAACCCAACGAGGAAGATGCACAAGCTGCGGCTGCAATCACCACGGCGTACGCCAACAGCCCCCACAACACCAGCAACGCAGTATCACATGCACGTGCGTCATCACTGACGCCTGCTTCCCTTCTAAACATTCGGTCGTATTTGGACGAATACGGCAGGGCTGTGGTCACACACGCCATCGAGGTGCGTCACATGGTGACAAACCGGCTGCTGGAGGAGTCCCAAAACCCAGACCCGCGCATCAGAATTCGTGCATTGGAGCTTTTGGGCAAGCACAGCGACGTGGGGTTGTTCACAGACAGGTCAGAAGTGACAATTACGCATCAGTCAACGGACGAATTGAAGGCCAGACTGCGTGCCAAGCTCCAAAGATTGATCCAAAGACCCGATCTGCCCACCGATGCGGTCGAAATTGGCGGGGATGTCATTGACGTGGATGCAGAAATGGGCCTCAAACCCGAAATTCCACAAGAAATTGCAGAAAACGTGCAAAAACCGGCTGTATTTGAGCCGGAAATCGAGAGTTTTGATGACTGAGAGCACTTCTCTCAGTGCAGACGACTTCACGGAAGAAGAAATCCGGCTGATGCTGGACAACATTGACGCCTATACCCCCGAGGAACAGGCCGAGATCGAGAAAATTGCAGACATCATTGCCAGCCGCAAGACAGCCAAGGCATGTTTTGATGATCTGGTGGAGTTTTGCAAGCACATGCAGCCAGACTACAAGGTGGGCAAGCACCACCGCAGGTTGGCCAACCTCCTGATGGACATTGCTGCGGGCAACAAAGAC